ACTCTGGGCTTTTGAGGACAAGACGCCACGCAGCATTGAATGTCTCTGGCAAGCCGGATGATGGCAGTCGGTGGACTTTGGCCTTGCGTGGCTCGCGGCCTTCAACGGCGGCGCGGTAGGCTTCCTCGAACTCAGGCGTTCCCGGTTCGCCGGAAAGATATTTGTCCTTGCCCTTGAACCGAAAACGCCAGCGCGTGTGTCCGTGGCGGTCCGTGAAGGGCTTGGCGTAAGGGTATTCCTCCATGATCTGCATTTACGCAGCGTGGATGCGACCGCGCAATAGAGCATCGATCCGGTTTCCACTGTCGTCCGGCAGGTCGGTGAAACAGGCGTCCAGCGCGATCCTATCCCAAACCGTGCGGCCATCGACCCGCTTCGGCTTTGGCATCCTTCCGTCCCGCACCAGCTCATCGAACTTGGTCGCGCCGACCCCGACATAGCGTGCGGCTTCCTCACGAGACAGCCCACGCGGCCAGTATGGCGCAAGGTCCGCCCTGCTCATTGCTCTCGCTCCAGAGGGCGGTTTGCCAACTCCAGCAGAACATCAGCATGGCAGGGAAGACCGGGCCTGCACCAGCAGGCGAGGTTCTTGCCGCGCAACTCGTTAAGCGATGCCACCACGGACGGCTCGCACACCATACCCTCGATGTAGTCTCGGAAGCGGTCAACCGCTCCTTGCTGGCCGTGTTCCGATACGAGAAAGGGGTTGCCCCAGGCAGTCGGGCGCGTCACCTTCACGGTATTCGGGGGCATCTTCCAGCCCTTCTTGCGCGAAAGCTGGACGCGAACCGGCACCGCCTCCTTGCGCTCAGCCGGCATCGGGGCCTCCATCGGCAAGGATGGCATCGGCAAGCGTGTTCGCCGTTGCTACGGCATGCGGTGCGTCGCCAATCTCTCGGATACGCTTGCCGCGTTCTCGGCAAATCCCCGCCGCCCGCTCACGCTCTGCCTTGGCTATGGAGACAAGGGCGGTGGCTATATGATGCTGCATCTGCGACTGGTCAGGGTCGGTCGCCCATCGCGAGACAACTTCGATTGCCTCCCGCAAAGCCCATGAGGGTAGGGTGTCAGTCATGGCAAAATCTCGTCGATCAGAATGATGATTTGGCGAAGACTGTCATCGCCGGGGATGCCGACGTTGAGCGAACTGGGGGAAGAACGTCCCGCTTGGAAGCCCGTCATCCAACAGCGAACCTTGGTAAGTTCGCCACGAAGCATCCGCAGTCTTTCGACTTGCGCTTTCGTGAGTTTCCGCGTCTCCGCCATCTACCCCTCCCGCCCGGTTAGCGCGGCGCGGTAAGCTGACTCCGCTTCGCCCATGTCGCGCACAGGTTCACCGCGCCATGCACGTTCAAGCCTGTCGATGTAGTATGATGCCGCCTCTCGCAACCGCCCGTTCTCAGCCTCCAACTGCGCCGCGCGGGCTTCGGCGGCTTCGGCACGGTCAGTCATTTCTTCGAGTTGACCGGACCGGGCCTCGCAGTCCGATAGAAAGGCGGCATTTCGCCAGCTATCCAGTTCCGCCTTCACCGCCTCAAGCTCGGCGCGGATGGCTTCGTAGTCGAGCCAGCGCACCCAATTGCCGGAATCCGACTTCTCGATCTCCGGGTCGCAATCTTCCGCGTATATTCTGTACCGCTCGACCATCACTTGCTCTCCATCCAGCGGCGGGCGGCTTCGAAGTGGATAGGTCGTGCCTGCGGATTTTGCGGCGAGGCAAACGGACAGATCACGGCCTCCGCTTCCTCCAGCCTCTTGGCGAGGGTGGCGAGAGCCTTCCGCACCACTTCGCTGGATGAGGTCGCGTCGCGTTCGAGTGCATCGATCTCGGAAAGCGCGTTAGCCACCAGCTTGTCGATGTCCTGGGTCATGGGCGTGGCCTTTCGTGTGGCGGAACATATTTGTCGCCGTAGATGGCAGCGAGCGTGACCTCATTGGCGAACTGGACAGCCGCTTCGGGGCTTTGCTGCATGATTGGGCCAAAGAAGTTGGGATTGGCGCAAATGCCGGCGAGTGCGGCATTGAAAATCGCGCGATAGCCTTCGTGGTTGGTGTCCCAACGCGGCACAAAATCGTCCATTGTTTTAACGTTCATCTTCCCGTCCCTCCTCGGCCAAGGCGATGCGGCCGGCTGCGATAGGTTCGGTGAGCGGCCACTTGCCGACGCGCTTCGTGAGGGCTTGTGATGGGCGCTTGAAGGATGTCAGCGGCGTATATGTGACGCCACCATGGCTGTTGAACGGCTCGACCGAAACAAGCCCGGCCTTCACCAGTTCATCCAGAGCGTTTTGCGTCCGCTTCGATGGGCGGCTCTCACGCATCTGGAAAGTGAGCTTGCCTTTGCCCGGTTCCATCAGGCCGAACATCGACCCGCCAAGGAACATCGCATCGGAGCTTATCAGTTTCAGTCTACTCATTGCTGCTTCCTCCTGCGGGAGCGGAGGGGAGACGGTCGAGCCGTTCGATTTCAGCGAGGATGAGCGCGCCGGCTTTGACTAGGCTGCGGCGCGGGCTGCTATACTTCCACCATTCATCGCCCCAAGGCCACAAGGTCGCGATGGGATGGCCCGCTGCATAGCAAGCCGCCGCCTTTCGAATCTCGCCCTTGGTGTGCTTGTCATCGTGTTCCGGCGTCCATCCTTCGGCTTCGACTTGCCGTTGCCGTTCGGCAAGCACATCGTCAGCGGCTTTCGACCGCCACCCCTGCACAGGATGGGAGAGGGCGGATAGAACTGCGCGAAGGTCGTCGGTATTGACGTCGATCTCCGTCCACAGGTCCGCGCGCTCACCTTCGTTGGCAAGTTCATACGCCGCATCGGCGTCGTAATCTTCGAGGTTCTTGCGCAGTCGATCTGCGGCCTCCAGCGCCTTCACCCCGCACGGCTTCGCCACAGAGGACGCGAGGGCGGCAACGACTTTCGCAGTTGGCCCATGCACCATCGTGCCATCAGGGGAGGTAAGGCCAGCATCTTTGAGCGTTTCGACCATTTTCTCCCCCACTACGGGAGGGACGGGAGCGGCGACAACGGCGCGCGCCTTTGCCAATGCCTCCCTCGCCAGACGGCGAGCCTGTCCCGGCATCATGGCGTCCATAATGGCGGTGAAGTCGCGCTCCGCGTCCATCAGCGCCTCAGTACAATCAACGACGGTTTGCTGTCTGTCCGCCTCACAGGAGGCGAGACGGGCGCGAAGGGTGGCCAAGTCCATCGCCTGTCCGTTAATCGTCTCAATGTTCTCGGATAGGGCTGTGGCGGCTTCGCGCATGAGGGCCTCGGATAACTCATTGCCGCGAAGCCCAATCATGGTTGCGCGTTCGTTCAATCGCTCGATCAGGTCTGTCTCAGGCATTGCGGGCGCTCCTCATAAGGCGCGCGGGAGGCAGTGGCGGCAATGCGCTCTTGTCTATCCGCGTCTGTTTCGGGGGAGATTTGGGGCGGGTCGGGATTTTCTGCTTCCGGCGCTCGAAGCCCAGGTTCCTCGCCTCACGGCGCTTGGCTTCCGCGATCACGGCAACGTCGATCTTTGTCTTGGGAGCATGGCAGCACTCGACGCCGAGAAGCTTGCCGTCGTCCGCCGTCAGCTTCCGCTTCTTGTCCAGAAACAGGGCGTCGGGGATCGTGTGATCGACGTGGAATTTCTTCTTGCCGAGGATGAGGCCGCAGCCTTCGCAGGCTATCTCGCCGGTCGGGAGCATCGCCCGGCGGACGATCTGCGCGTATACATCTCGGGGGAATTCACGGCGGGCCATGTCTCACGCCCCCTTTACATGGGAACGGAGGGCGAACCAGACGCGCAGGAGAGGATTGCGTTTGGCGGCGATCTCCCGGCGAAGCTGGTCAGTCGTGCGCTCTTTGGCGATCAGGTGTGCGAGGGTGGTAGACCGGCAATTCGGATAGCGACGGGCGTGTTCTGATGCTGTGGTCATGCTGCGCGATCCTGGTAGAAGCCGAGCGGATCGAAGCCGACGTGCTCGGCAAGTTTCGCCATGGCGAGGTCGAAATAGGCGCGGAACTCGTCGGCCCCCATCTGGTCAAAAGCGGTGCTATCGACCGCTTGCGAAACCTCGCCGGTTTCCCAGTCGACAACCGTCAACCGGTAGCCGCAGATCAGCTTGAGTTCGTGGTGAAGATGCTCGGCGCTCGGCCACTGGCCGGTCGCGATAACGACGCGCGTCAGTGCCCGCCAGTAAAGCCCATTCTGCGGGTTCGACCGCTTGGTCCGTTTCACCAAATCGTATTCGGTCCCGACGGGGTCGTTCACGAATTGCTCGGCATCGGACGCCGACACGGCCGACAGGCCGCGCAGGGTCTTGCGGACAATCGGGGAGGGTGCCTTGTCGCGCCTGGCCATGGCTCACATCCCGTTCAGCGGATTTTTCTTGATCTCGTCGCGGAGAAGCTCGGCAATGCGGGCCTTGCGAAGATCGAAGGCGCGTTGCAAGGCTTCCTCGTCCTCGGTCAGCGTGGCCTCGACGTCGTAGCCATCCCAAATCTCGATGATCTCGGCCTCGTCCTTGCCGGCCTGCATCGAGACGGTGAGTTCTTCAAGGAAAGCATCCCTGTCGAACGGCTCGCCGGCCTGAATGGCTTCGACGGCTTCGCCGGTTTCCTCGACAATATCGGTATGCTCGACCGTCTCGGCCTCGATGGGGGCGGCAATTTGCACAGGCGGCGGCGGGGCGACGACCCGTTCGGTGATTACCTCCGGGGAGCGTTCGGCTTCTTCCGGGTCAATGATGCCGGCGAAGCCGAAGGCGTAACGGGCGCACTGGATGGCCGCCTTGTGGCGAAGCATTCTCGCCGGCCACTTCTGCCACGGCTCGGTCGGGCGCCGGCACTCGTCCATGTATTCCGTGACCATGGTCGGGCGACTGCGGTCCTTGCGGTAAATCCGGCAGGTGATCGCCGCCAGCTTGCCCTTGTCGTCCTTGATGTCATCGAACTCGACGCCGTCGCATTGCGGGTGCGAGTTGATGAGGTTCATCCACCCGTCGATGCCGACGATTGGCTGGATGCCGCCGCCCTTCTTCGGGAAAGCGTAAATCTCGCGTGTGATCGGGTTGAGACCATGTTCCTTCGCCACCATCAGGAAGGCGGCAAATTCCTCGTTGGACGCATTGGCCGGCAGGCACGTCGCACGGATTGTGTCCGCAAAGACCTTCGGTTCCATGCTGTAGGCGGCGGCCATGGCCCCGATGAGGGACTGACGGACGGGGGAGATCGTAGCAACCTGGTTCATCTATGCAGCCTCCGGGAAGCGTTCGTGTTCGTGCCAATAGGCGTAGTCGGTGTATGGGATTGGGTATTTGGCGACGTACGGCCAAAGGCTGTCGACAGGTACAGGGGAGCCGGCCAATTCGCCCTCAAGTTCGCCGTCCGCGTTTCGAAAGATCGCGCAGGCGACCCACGGCCGCTTGATCGGAGCGAGGCTCTTGTTGAGTCCTCGGCGGTCGCGTACCTTGAAGTAGCCGCACTCGGCGCCGTCGTAGACGGGCGGTTTTTCGCCCGCGATTGCAGCGGCCCACCAGGCATAGTCGCGGTCGTCGCTCATGCTGCAATCCTCCGAGCCGCGTTGATCTGATCCCGCTGCACTCGCGAGACGATTGCCATGGCCTCGTCCACCGACAGGCCGGCGGTGATAAGAGCGATGATCCAACGGGAGAGAGGCAAGGACCGCCCGCCCGCATGGGAGTGGGGAGCGGGGGTCATGCGGCGCGCTCCGGTAGGGATGGAAGCCGCTTGCGGCCAGCCTCGTACACGTCCTTAGTGACAAGGCCAGTCTTGAGCAGTTGGCGGCGCTCGTTACGGCTACCGAGGTTGAGGAAGAAACGGCGGCAGTCGAACTCTTTGCAGATCGCCGGGGCGCGGCCATGAATCGTGCAGCCAGTCTCGCCGAGGTAGATGCAATCGCCGTTCGGCTTTTGCGCGAGCGCATAGCCTGCCTTCCCGGTGATAGGGTTCATGGCCGGTTTGACGTGGTAGTCCTCCGTCCGGTCGCCCATTTCCGGGTGAAGGAACAGAAGTTCGTTTCGGCAGCAGGCGGTGCAACCATTGCAGGGGACGGAAGCCATCATATCGCCCCTCCATCCACAGCCGCCCCAATCAGAATGGCGGCACAAATGATCCAGCATAGGAGCCAGGGGCGGTCGGCAGCCCAATTGCAGGCTGCGTCGAGAAGGGTGTCGGCGGTGCGCATCAGACGATCCCCAATGTGCGAGGAAGCGGATACGGGTCAGAGCGATGGTCCGACGGATTCCAGCAAGTCGTGATTTCGCCGTCGAGCGAGCATTTTTCAGCGCCGCCGAGAAACTTGGCCGTGTCCGGGAACCGCTCCTTGAGCGCATCAGGGAGCGTTGACCCCGACCACAAGTCGAATGTCGTCACGCGCTTGCCAGCGAAAGTCGATGGCTCGATGTATTCGATATCGAAGCGGCGTCCGGCCATGCCGCGAAATGATCCGCTCGTGCGATTGCCGGGGCCATAAACGTGGCCGCCGATGATCGTCATCTTGGCATGGTCGCGCTCAAGCGTGACCTCGTAGTCGCGCCAGTAATTGCAGTGGTAGCACAGGCGGCGCTCCAGCATGTTCGTGCGGTGCGGCTCGCAATAGGTGTTCCGCGCGGTCTGCCCGCATTCGGCGCAGGTGTACTCGTGATATTGGACGTCGGTCTTGAACGTCACTTCGAGGGGGCGAGGTTCCATCACGCCGTCTCCTTGGTCTGGCTGGCTTCGAGGGCGGCGGTAGGACGAATGCGATTTTCAATGGCCACGCAGGCCAAATTCCATCCGTCTTGGGTACCGCCATTGTCGTAGGTCCCGGAGGGCCCCTCACCGTACTGATCGTCGGCAATTCGGGCGGCGCGTTCCGTGGCCTGAAACCAGCCCTCGCAGAACTCGCGCGCAGCGAGCATCTTCACGCGGCGCTCGGCTTCGTCCCGATAGGACCAGCCACGGATTTCCTTGCCGTCGAGTGTGACGGTGATCTCGTCTCGGTCGTTGTCGACAACGCGGGGAGAAGTGGTCGCGCTCATGCCACCATCCTCCGGTTCTCAACCGCCATGGCGTCGGACAGGTCGGCCTCACTCCAAGCATCGCTCGACCGCGCAAAGCGAATGCCCATGGCCTGCATGGTTTCTTCCACCTCGGTGATGCGACGGACGCGGGCGAGGTAGCTCTTGCAGGTCGCGGCCAGATCGCGCCGGCACTGCTTGACGTAGGCCGGCTTATGAAGCCGGTGGCCGCTCGACAGGCGAGCATCCTTCTCGATGATGACGCGGCGGTACACGCCGATGAAGCGGATATCCTCGCGGATGCCCTGCTGGCTAATACGCCATGCGTCCGCGACCGTGTTGCAGGCCGGGATGGAGAGCGCGCGGGTCAGGTCGGCGAAGGTGGTTGCGAGTGCAGCGCTCATTGGGCGGCTCCCTCGATTTCGCTCATGGTGGCGAGCGGGCCGAGAGCCTTGAACGCGGCGCGCAGGACTTCCTTGTCCGGGTATTCCGACCAGATGACGCGAGCGCGGGCCAGCGCATCCTTTTCCTGCCGGTTCTCCAATGCGCGCTGCGCTGGCGGAAGCTGGTAATCCCATCCGGCGCGGCTATGGCTCATCGTCTTGAGGCAGCGAACGAACTCGTGGACGAGGCTGTCCGCCGTATGCGCCTGTTCCTTGGTGGACATGTCAGCCGACCCTCTTGAGGATCGCGGCGACGGACTTGTCTATCTCGCTATGGATCGTCTCCTGACCGCCGTAGATGTAGGCGGTCGATGGCGTGTAGCCCTTGAAACGCTTGATGCAATCGAGGGCGCTTCTGAGCGCGGCCTCTAGATCGGAAATGCGGGCCAACGCGGACTCCATGTTCGCCTTGGCATTCCTCATCGCCTCAACAGCCGCCTTTTCCTTAGCGATCTGTTCGTCCGATTTTTGCGTGGTGTCTGCCATCATTCCCTCCATCGCCGTAGCGGGTGCCAGTGGTTGGCTGATGGGGAGATGAAAGCATATCTTTCAGTCGCGCGCAACAAAAAAGAAAGCAGACCTTTCATTTTTACGTTTTGGAGCCTATAACGCGAAAGCCCCGGTTGTGAGCCGGGGCCGATTCGAAGTCGGAAAGGTTGGAAAGACGGTGGCGACTTCGCCGTTTGATAGACGGTAACTCCATACCACCGGGCGCGAACGAATGGAAGCCCCAGCCCGAAGTTCCGAAGGGGTGTTCGCTGGTTCCTGACGGGGAGCCGTGAAGTAGCGGAAAATCTGGCAGCGCCGTTGTCGTCTGTCAGGCCCGAGGCGGCGGACCGGCTCCGACTGTCAGGGAAGGGGACTAACCCCGGATGCTTCTGAGCACGGGGCTAGTCACCCTTTTGCCCGGACAACAAACCTCACCAACTGTCAGAGACCTGTAGAGAGTTAACGTGGAGCCATGTTCTTGACCTTGGCGGCCCAAACGATTTCCACGTCGAGAATGTCATCCTGCCCGGTATTGGACATGAGATTGTACAGCCCCGCTGTTTTTGAGCGGCGCACCGTCTTCACGACGACGCGATCGTCCATCAGGCCGACGACGCAAAGCTTGCCGACAAGATCGGGCGTAATCGGCGACCGCACCTCGTCATAGTAGATCAGCCAGGTATCGAAGAACGACCCCAAGCTGTCGCCCTGCACCTGCACCGCGACGGTGTCCTTTGTCATGTCGCCTATTGGAGCAACCCAATCTAAAGGATCGGTTGCCGTAGCGTAAAAAGCTGCTGACGCACCGGCGCGGACATAGCCGACCAAGGGTATGCTGTTGGCCTCGGCTAGATTTCGGGGCGCAGGACGGTGGTTCGCGCTTGTCGGCCTCTGCCCGGCATTGTGGGCAAGCCAGTCCAAGGATATCCCGGCAACCTCGGCTATCAGCGTGAGGTTTTTCAGCGCCACTTCCTTGCCAAGCTCCCAATTGCCGACCGCCCCGCGAGTTATCGGCGCGCCGCTCTCGGCCGCCAATATCTCGGCGAACTTCTCTTGCGATTTGATGCGAAGCAATTCGGTCCGCACATATTTGATGCGGTCGCCTCGGTCCCGGTCTGGAGCCTGCTTTTCTGCCATATCCCAACTATGACGGCGGCAAGGGGAACTTTCACCGAAAGAGGTGCTTGCAAAAGAGTGAAAGATATGCTTTCAATCAGGAATGGTTGAAGCTCTTGAACGCGCGTTTGCACTCTCTGGCGGTCCCTCGGCTCTCGCTAAGGCGATAGGCAACATTACGCCGCAAGCGATTTCGCAATGGAAGAAAGTCCCCGCAGAGCGGGTGCTGGACGTTGCCCGCATTACCGGCATCCCCGCCGAAGAACTTCGCCCCGATCTCGCAGCCCTGTTCGCCCCCACCTCCCCAGACCAGTCAAAGGAACGGGTGGCATGATGATCCGCACCGAAGCGACTGCCATAAAGCCGAACGGCATCGCGGCGCGAGCGATTGCGGCGAGGAATGGCGGTGGACTCCCGGTCCATTTGGTGCGGATAGACGGTGGCACTCAATCCCGCGCCATGCTGCAAGACAGCGTGATCGAGGAATACGCCGACGCCATCAAGAGCGGCGTCGAGTTCCCGTCGATCGTCGTTTTCTACGATGGCTCCGACCATTGGCTGGCCGATGGCTTTCATCGTCTCCGGGCCTTCATCGCCGCCGACCGTGAAACCATCCCCGCCGATGTTCGGCAGGGAACGCGCCGGGATGCGATCCTCTACAGCGTCGGCGCCAACGAGACGCACGGCCTTCGCAGGACAAACGACGACAAGCGCCGCGCGGTCCTGACGCTTCTGAACGACGCCGAATGGTCGAAGTGGTCGGATCGGGAAATCGCCCGCCGCGCCAACGTCTCTGATCGCTTCGTCAATGGGCTTCGCCCCGTCACTGCGAACGTTCGCAGTGAGCGCACCTACACCACGAAACACGGCACGACCGCCACCATGAACACGGCTGCCATCGGCAAGTCCGTGCCGAAGGATGACGATATGGATTTTGCGGAAGTCGAGACGGAAGAAAAGACGCCTGCCCACGATCCCCGCCGGGCTTCCTTGCCGGAAGGCAAGACAATCGAAGCCTTGGCGCGCGAGGGCATGGAGCGCGAGGCGACGGGCGAAGACCCTGTAGCCATCGCCAAGTCCTTCGGGATCGGTGCGCACACCTACCGTATGGCTTGCGACGTTGTATTCCTGGTCGATCGCGGCGGCTATTCCAATGCGGATACCGCGATTGTCGATCAGGCATTCAAGATGCTGATGGAATTGAAGGTTCCGGAAGCTCGTGAGTGCATAACGCCCGTGGCCGAAAAAGTATGGGGGACGGGCAGTTTCAAGGCCCGTCCCCGTCCTACTCGTGAGCCGGCCCGCGTTGACCAGTTTGAACACGCCTTCGGCATCATCACTCACACTTGCGTGACGGCGGCCGAACTCGACCTCCCATACCTTTCCGCCAACGCCGCAAAAGCAGCCGCGAAGGAAGTCCGTTTGGCGCGTCAGCATTTGACGACGCTCCTTTCGCGCATCGAAGGGATACACGAATGAGCGAGAATTTCACGAAGGCCGCGCATCAGACGCAATGGATTCCGGTCAAGAACCTGTCGATTGTTTGGGCCAAAGCGCAGCGGGAGTTCAACGAACGTCACGCCGACAAGATCGCCAGCGATTTCGACCCCGACCTGTTTGACGACTTGGTGGTGACGCTGCCGAACGGCAACGGAATTTATCATGTCGTAGACGGCCAGCATCGCAAGGCCGCGATCCAGAAGCTCTATGGCGAAAACGAAAAGGTACCCTGCCGTGTCGTGAGCGCGGCCGACCCTGCCCGAGCCGCTTCTATCTTCGACAAGATCAACACCGGGCGGCGCAAGCCCAATCCCGTCGAGCTTTTCAACGTCCGGGTGGCCGCCGGTTATGAAACGGAAGTCGCGATCAACCGTGTCGTGACGTTTCTCGGCTACCGCATCGCACACGCGGTGGGAGACGGGACGATCCGCGCCGTCGCGGCGCTGACCAGCATCTACAAGAACTACGGCCTTGAGGTTCTCAAGGAGACCCTGATGGCGATCAAGGGCACTTGGGACAAGGATGCCCACGCCGTTGATGGCCCGATCATTGAAGGCTTCGGCGCGCTTATCGCAGAGCACCGGGGGCACCTCGACTGGAAACGGCTGCGCGAGCAGACATCGCAAAAATTCACACCGGGACGGCTTCTCGGCCACGCCAAAAGCGACAGGGAGTTGAATGGTGGCACCATCGGGAAAGCCGTATGCCGCGTCCTGATCCGTACATATGACCATGGTCTCCGCAACGGGAAGTTGGGGGGCTGAATGTCCATCGCCTCATACCTGTCATCCCCCATCACTACCCCTGAATACATCCTCCTTGCCGGAGTGCTTGTCGCGCTGATCCTGTCGGGGAGGGCGGTGCGGTGGTGACGCTATCCCACGCGGCGGACCGCCGGGACGGAGAATTGGAGAACACGGCTCTCCGTCCCGGCTACGAGCGGACGAGGAGCGCCGCTCGATCTGAACAACCGGCGCGCGTCGATGGCGATCGTCTGTCCGTGGACGACCTCAAAAAGGTTCTCGACTACGATCCCACCACTGGTGTTTTTCGTTGGCGTTTCCGTGAGTGGGCCTCTCCGTCGTCGCGTCCTTGGGCCAACAAGATCTGGAACAAGCGGTTTGCCGGAACTATTGCAGGGTGCGTTGCCGAGACGGGCTATCGCATCATTCCAATTGAGGGACGGCGATACTTTGCCCATCAGTTGGCGTGGCTTTACGTCCATGGCGAATTTCCTCACGGTATAATCGACCACATTTCCCATCAGCGAGATGACAACCGGATATCGAACCTCCGGGACGTTAATGACTCGCTGAACGCGAAAAACAGGAAGCTTCATAAGGACAACAAATCTGGCGTCCCTGGAGTACAGTTTGATGAAGGGCGCGGTAAATGGATCGTCCTCATCGGCTCCGGTGGCAAACGCTACAATATTGGACGCTTCCCAACCTTTGACGCAGCCGTGGCGGCCCGGAAGGAAGCCGAAAAGCGCTTCGGGTTCCATCGTAATCACGGGAGGACACCGTGACGGCGGCGGCGAAAATCAATCCAGCGGACGTTGTTCGCACGACACCGAGAACTGCCGTCTATCGTATCTCCGCTGGGTGGCGGGCAGGCGATAGCTATTGCCGCCTTTCCCTCAAGGGCGTCACGGCGCGAAATCTGGAAACCAACCTGCCCGCAATCTTTTTCCAATCCGCTGTCCTCCCGGCGGATACCGGAGCGCTGAGCGCTGCCTCCCGGCTGCTCGCGTTCCGGTTCAAATTTGCCCCGATCGTCAAGGCCATCGGGAGCCTTATTCCTGGCCTTCTGCGCTTCCAGCTTCGCCAAAAGTCTCCGCGCATCGTCGGCCAGCCAACCCACTTCGATCCTTTCCGCCGGTTCTCCGGCTTAGTCGCTCCTGTCGAACGCCACGACAGTAGCGAAAGGAAAATTCCAAATGGCGGAAAACCAGGGGCGCGACCGGGAAATCTCACGGCGCGAGCGAGAAATGCGTACTGAGTTGATCGTTGACGAGATGGCGTCCGCCGTCCGCTTCCTTGGCGGGGATGGCCCCGCACTTACCCAAATCAACCGGGCCGCTCGCGCCGCGCGGTTGTCTCACACTGTCATCGAGAGACTTCGGTGGCGCAAGATCAAGCGCGTTCCCGCCGACATTGCGGATGCAGTCCGAGAGGCTGTCGAACGCCACAACGAAGAGAGCCTGAGCCGTGCAAAACACGAAGCCTTCATCGCGCAGCGACGCGCGGCGGTCCTTGCTGCGCGCCTTCTGGAAATCGATCCAGATTTCTACGGGCCGGATGCTGATGCGTTGCGGGGGGCGACTGACGGGCTTGGGCGCATCGCTGATCTTTAGAGCGGAGGAAGACTGAAATGAGCTTGGCCGAAATCATCCCATGGCGCGGCAAACGCGATCCGATCACCGAGGAACTGGCAGCGGCTATCGAAGCATCGCCGACCCTTCCTCCGTCGCTTCTGGACCGTGCTGCATCGGCGACCGACGCCGTGCTGAAACAGGCCCATGAGGAAGTGGGCATCGCGGACAGGATCATCGCGGACGCGCAGGAACGCCGCCGCCAGGCTCTCATCATCATCGGTGCATTCGAGCCTGCACAGAAGCAGATAGAGGAAGGCATCGACCCTCCCGCGCGCAAGTCCAAGGCGCTCAAGAGGCTGGAGGCGTGATGCGCGTCCTGATCGCCTGCGAATTTTCCGGCGTCGTGAGGCGAGCCTTTGCGGCACGCGGTCTCGACGCATGGTCCTGCGATCTGCTTCCTGCGGAGGATCGGTCGAACAAGCACATTACCGGAGACGTGCGCGGCATCCTGCACGACGGCTGGGACATGCTGATCGTGGCGCACCCGCCATGCACCAGGCTTTGCAATTCCGGCGTCCGTTGGCTCTCGGCACCGCCTGCCGGTCGATCGCTGGAGGAAATGTGGGCCGACCTCGATGCCGGCGCCGCGCTGTTCTCCGACTGCTGGAACGCGCCGGTTGAACGCATTGCGGTCGAGAACCCGGTCATGCATCGGCATGCCAAAAAGCGCATCCTGAACTATCAGGAACCGGCGCAGTCCGTCCAGCCGTGGATGTTCGGCCATGGGGAAACCAAGCGCACCTGTTTCTGGCTCAAGAACCTGCCGCCGCTGGTGCCGACGAACATTGTCGGCGGTCGCACGCCGCGTGTCCATCATATGCCTCCCGGCCCGGATCGCTGGAAAGAGCGCAGTCGGACTTTCGAAGGCATAGCGCAGGCCATGGCCGCCCAGTGGGGCGACTATGCCGCATCTCAGGTCAGGGAGGCCGCGTGATGCGCTACGACTTCGCAGATGAGCTTCGCGGCCCCGATCCCTCCGCCAGTCCAAGGCTATATCTCCTCTCCATCATAGCAGCAGGAATGTCTCTTGCTGTTGTGGGGATGATTGTTTGGTGGGTGGGTTGAGATGGAACTGACACAAGCGATCATACGAGAACTGACAGACTACGATCCCGAAACCGGGATTTTGACATGGCGTGTTCGTGACCGTCGCTGGTTCAAGAGCGATGCAAACTGGAAAGCATGGAATAGAAAGTATTCCGAGAAATCGGCGGGAAGCCCGGCAGGACAAGAGCTGTACCTCCGGTGCGCCATATTCGGTCGTTTCTACAGGGTTCACCGTATCATCTGGATGTGGATGACCGGCGATTGGCCTGCGCACGAAATAGACCATAAAAATCATGACCGCGCCGACAACAGGTGGTGCAATCTCCGCGCGGTAACTGGTGCAGAAAATAAAAAGAACAGGCCGCGCCAGAAGAACAACTCTTCTGGAACCCCCGGCGTCTTTTGGGCTTCCCGCGAACAGAAATGGGTCGCTGCGATCAAGGTTAGCGGGAAGAGGCGCCATCTCGGTTACTTCACCGATAAATCCATAGCCATTTCGAAGCGTAAGGCCGCTGAGATCAAATATGGCTTCCATCCAAATCACGGCAGGTGTGGGGAGGCCGCCTAGCGTGTCCACCATATCAGCAGCAGAAGCGCGCGAACTGCTCGGGAAGCAGAAGCGGTCGAAGTACCGGAACAAGCCTGTCGTGATCGACGGGCGCCGGTATGCGTCAGAGCGTGAAGCTGCCTACTGCGAAAACCTGATCCTTCTGGAAAAGGCAGGCAAGATCGGCGGCCTGGAGTTCCAGAAGCGCTTTCCGCTGCTCGGACCGAAAGGCGCGGTCATATGCACATACGTCGCTGACGCCTGCTTCTGGGACCATGAGCAGGACCGGTTCAGGGTCATCGACGTCAAAGGCTACGAAACAAAGGAGTTCAAGCTCAAGCGCAAGATGATGCGCGCTCTCAAGGGTATCGAAGTCGAGGTGGTTCGGTGAGCGATGTTGCCGCGCTCATAGCGGACTTGGTTCGCGCCGGCGTCGATCCCGACCTGATAGGCCGGACGGCGGCTGCGCTCGCCTCGCGTGAGCCGGTGAAGATCGTAGACGAGCAGGCCGAACGCAAGCGCGCGGCTGATCGCGAGCGTATGAGGGCCAAGCGCGAGGAAGATCGCGCGATGTCGCGCGACATCGCGGAACAATCCCCCTCTGATAAAGAAATCCCCCAGACCCCCAAAGAAATTAACTCCCCCCGTTCGGACCCTAAAGGGTCCTCACTTACCCCCCGCAAGGCGCTCGAAACCGTCCTCGATGCAGAGAGGGCTAGCGCGGTCATCGATCATCGCAAACGTCTCGGCAAGCCGCTCACCGCTCATGCGGCGAAGCTCTTGGCCGACAAGCTGGCCCAATGGCCCGACCCGAACTTCGCCGCCGATGAGATGATTTCCAACGGCTGGCAGGGCTTCAAGCCCGAATGGCTCGAAAGCCGTCAATCCCCACAACACCGCGCCACCGCGCCACCGGAGCGTACCGTCAGCGATGCGCTCGCTGACATTTCCGCAGGCAGATGGCCACTCCCAAGGCAAGAGCAAGACCATGAACACCCAACCATTGAAACCAGCTTCTTCCGGCGAAATTAGCGATGCGATCCGCGTGCTGTTCGATGCCGGCCTGCCGTTCCAGCGCGGCGTGAAGCCGGACGGCGTGGCGCTGGCCTATGTCGAGGCGTTGCACGGCCACCCCATCGAAGCCATCCATGCCGGTATCCGCAAGTTCCTCCGCGGCGAATGCGAGGAAGTCAACCCCAAGTTCGTGCCGACCCCGCCAGAACTAGCCAGGATCGTGCGCAAGGCCGTCATGGTCGACCGCATCCCGGAAGAGCGCCGGCTTTCCTACGATGGTCCGCGAGACGACGGCGAAAGGCTCCGCATGAGGCTCAAGGTCCCCATGTGGCAGTTCGCGCACCATACCGGGCGGTATGAAGAACTGGCGCGCGCTGATCGTGACGGCTTCGGCGCAATGGTGGTTCTTGCCGCCAATTGGGGCGTGAAGGTCCCTCAAGGGCTTCTGGACATGCCTACCGAGCGCGCCGAGCGCGAATGGCGTGAAGGCCGTAACCGGGCAATCCGCGAAGTCGAGCGCAACCCGCCGCCGTTTATGCGCCAACACCATTCCAGCGAAGCAGCATAACGAATTTCAGGAGGATCGCATGACCTCGCTAGATGCCAAGGCCGAGGCCGTCCTGGCGCTCTTCCGGGCCGGAAGCGACACGATGGAAATCGCCATCGCCATGGGCCTTTTGGAACCGACTGTCTCCCGGCTTCTGTGGGTAGCGCGGAGCCGGGAGAAGCGCTTGCCGGCCACTTTCATGAACAGAGACGGGAAATTGAAACAGATCGCTGCCTGACATGCACCGCATCATGGCGTGGATGAAAGGCGACATGTCCGGCTGGGAAAACCGGGAATGCACCAAGCACACGAAACTGAGGAAAATCCATGTATTCCGAGAGATTGAGAGACGGCGACACCAGCTTCGGCCCGACGCCGGCGGAACATGCGAGGCGGGAGAAGGCACGCCTGCGCGAGCGGGAGAAGAAGCGCCGTCAGAGGTCAAGGCAGGCGGCAGAAAGCTCGTTTCCAGCTCGACGCGAGGTTGAGGCGTTCACCACGCCTTCCGGCATCCTCGCCTATCGCCAGTGGGTTCCGAACAGGACGGCATTGGGGAGCGCACCCATGACAGCCAAGGGCGAGGGGTTCTACGTCTCCCTGCCTCTCGTTTCGATCCAGCAAAGCTAGGCATACGGGGAACAGGCATGGCGAAGGCGAAGCGCGGCAGGCCAGCAAAGCAGGCAGTCAGAACCGAGAGCGGCCGTATATCCAGATCCAAGGAATCGCTTGGGTTGATCGAGCGCATGGAACTTGAAGCGGCAACATGGAAGCGGCGACAGATGAACCCGGAACTCACCATATCAGACGCCAGGCTCCCGGAGCACGGTTCTGTCATTGCCCGTTGGCTGGCGGACTGGCAGGCGGTGCGAAAGCGCTACCCGGATGGAAACCACCCGATCATGTTCACGCAACTGCACTACGACACGGCGCTACGCTATCACGAGGTCTACTCGCGATGGATGGCGGCGATCAGCGCGCGTGCGCCACGGTCAGCGTCTGACTTTTCTGGGCCAGGCGGATATGACGGCGCCGATCCGTTCGATGAGCGCAGGGAAGATCGCGACCGCAACGCCGAGCATGAGTTCAAGGAAGCCCGCCGCTGCATTCTCGAAGCCGGCCCGCTGTGCATGATGGCGGTTGAGACGATCATTATCGAGAACCACCCGGCCGAGAAGCTGCGCGGCGATCTTCGGCTCGCGCTGAACAGGCTCGCCGTCCTGTGGAAATTCCTGGCGGCAGCATAGGTGCTTGACATTTCCATAGAAATCGGGGATGAAATGGTAGGTGGGCGTTCGTCGCCCGAGCGATAGGCTGCTTCTGCGGCCTTTTTGATTCAGCGGCAAGGGCTTCGATCCTTGCCAGCGTGCCGAGCGCGGGTAGCTCCCATTCTCGGAAGTCGTCGGTTGCAAACGGCGCATGTCCCCTGCGCTTGATGGCGTTCAGGGGCCAGTTTCCGCGAGAGCGGATAGAGTTGGGCGGCGACGTGAGCCTCGCATGGTGCTTGGTGGAAAATCCGATAAAGGCCACTGTCCAAGCCCTTACCGAAAGGTAGCCCATTCATTCCCCCGTCCATGACGGGAACAGATGCGAGGCGGGCATCGGCCCAAGGCGAGATCGAGTGCCTGACATGAAAGCTCGACGGGTCCGGCAGATTTGGTTTGCCGGGCAGCCCCGAACCCAATCGCCGCATCCCAAGCCATAGAGGCAAACAGGCTCGCTCACGGCGGGCCTTTTCTTATCGGAGGCCCAATGGCTGAGGTCGTTCAGTTCAAGCCTGCGCTGGTCGGCGAGGGCTACCGCTTCGATGCGAGCGAAATCCTTGAGGCGGCGAAGGCCAGGAACTTCGACCGCGTGGCCATTCTCGGAGAGACAGAGGCCGGCGAACTCTATGTGGCCGGCAATGCCAACGGCGGCGAGACGCTCGTCCTGATGGAGAAGGCCAAGCGCCTGATCGTGTTCGGAGAGTCCGATGACTGAGCGCGGAAGGGCGGCGGACAATACGCTGAGAACAGCGGAGTAACAACATGGTTGGCAAGCCTTTTGAAAAAGGCCGCTCTGGCAATCCAGGCGGTCGGCCAAAACTTGATGCCCGCCTCCGGGAACTCGCTCAGGCACAGACCGAAAACGCCATCGCCACGCTTGTTCGCGTGATGGAAAACGGCAAGTCGCCCGCCGCTGCAAAAGTCTCGGCAGCGACGGCCATTCTTGATCGCGGATGGGGCAAGCCGGTCCAGCCGGTGGCCGGCGAAGGCGAGGACGGGGCAATCAATCTCGTCCACAAGATCGAGCGCATCATTGTCCGGGCTGCAAATCGAGACGGCTGAGGTATTCCTGCCGCTGCTTGAGCCGGCGCGCGACAAGGGGGCATGGGGCGGTCGCGGCTCGGGGAAGTCTCATTTTTTCGCGGGGCTGATGGTGGAAGACGCATTGCGTTTCCCCGGCGAGGCTGGGGAGGGGCTTCGCGGCATTTGCGCCCGCGAAATACAGAAGTCGCTCAAGGATTCGGCGAAGCACCTGATCGAAAGCAAGCTCGCCGAGTTCAAGGTTGGCGAGGCGGACGGCTTCAAGGTCTACAACGACAGGATCGCGACGCCAGGCGACGGCATCCTGATCTTCCAGGGCCTCCAGGATCACACGGCGGACTCGATCAAGTCTTTCGAGGGCTTTCACCGGCTGTGGGGTGAGGAAGCGCACTCGATTTCGTCCCGGTCGATTGGGCTGGTGCGCCCGACGATCCGATGGGAAGACAGGAATCGCGGCTTGCAATCGGAAATGTGGTGGAGTTGGAACCCGCTGCGCAAGACCGATGCGGTTGACCTGATGCTGCGCAGCGATGCGATCCCGACCGGGGCGAAAGTGGTGCGGTCCAACTGGTCGGACAACCCGTGGTTCCCCAGCGTTCTGGAGCAGGAACGGCAGGATTGCCTCAACAAGACGCCCGACCAATACGATCACATTTGGGAAGGCGGATACGCGACGGTTCTGAGCGGGGCCTACTATGCGCGCGCCCTGATCGAAGCAAGGAAGGAAGGGCGGGTCGGCAACGTTGCCCGCGATCCGAACCTGCCGGTCAAGGCGTTTTGGGACATCGGCGTACGGGACGCGACCGCCATATGGATAGCGCAGTTCGTCGGGCGTGAAATCCGGGCGTTGGATTATTACGAGGCGGTCGGGCAGCCGCTGGCGACGCATCTGGAATGGTTGCGGTCGAATGGCTATGCGACCGCAGAGTGCGTCCTGCCACATGACGGCGCGAGGGAAGACGCGATTACCGCGATCCGGTTCGAAGATCACATAAGGGCGGCCGGCTTTTCGGTCAGAACTGTCCCAAATCAGGGCAAGGGCGCGGCGATGAAGCGGGTTGAGGCGGCGCGAAAGGCGTTCCCGTCTATCTGGTTCAATGCCTCTAAATGTTCAGCCGGCATCGATGCGATCGGCTGGTATCACGAGAAAATGGACGAGGCCCGCAACATCGGCCTTGGTCCCGAACACGATTGGTCGAGCCATGGCGCCGATGCCTTCGGGCTGATGTGCGTGGCCTATGAAACCCCGGCAAAACCGGTAGCGCGTCCTTCCGTGTCGCACGGCGGGGCTGGAAGCTGGATGGGCTGATGGCTGACGACGATATCCTTCAGGAAGCCAAGGACGCCTTCACCGAAAGCGCCGATGCGTCCGACCAGAACAGGCAGACCGCACTCGATGATATCCGCTTCTCGCGCCTTGCCGAGCAGTGGCCGGACAAGATCGTCAAACAGCGGGAGCGTGAAGGCCGCCCCTGTCTCACCATCAACAAGCTTCCGGCATTCATCCGTCAGGTGGTCAACGACGCGCGCCAGAACAAGCCTGCGATCCACGTCCATCCGGTAGACAGCAAGAGCGATCCCGAGACGGCGGAGGTCATCAATGGCCTGATCCGCAACATCGAATACACGTCGAGCGCCGATGTTGCCTATGACACCGGCGTCGAGTGCGCGGTGACAGGAGGGTTCGGATATTGGCGCGTCGGCATCGATTACGCCTATGACGACACCTTTGACATGGATTTGCAGATACAGCGGGTGATCAACCCCTTCGCGGTCTATGGCGACCCCTATTCTACGGCGGCGGATAGCAGCGATTGGAATACGGCATTTGTCGTCGACCGCATGACGAAATCAGCCTTCAAGGCGCAATATGGCGACAAGGCGAAGGTTGATTGGGACGATAGCCTCTGGTCATCCGCCGGCGAGCCGTGGCGCACCGAAAACGAGGTGATGGTCGCCGAATACTGGAAGCGCACGGAGGTCGAGCGCGAAATACTGATGTTCCGGGACACGCGCGACGGCTCGATGCTGGTCTATGGCAAGGACCAGATCGAGAAGGATGCGGATTTCCAGGCGGCGCAGCAGTTCCTTGAATTCAAGGCGCAGCGCACGACGAAGACCCACAAGGTCGTGCAGCATATCATGACCGCAGCCGAGGTGCTGGAAACGGTGCAGTGGGCTGGGAGGTACATTCCCATCGTTCCGGTCTACGGCGACGAGTTCGACGTGAAGGGCAAGCGTTATTTCCGCTCGCTGGTGCATGACGCGAAAGACCCGCAGCGAAATTTCAACTATTGGCGATCGTCGGCGACGGAACTGGTGGCGCTCGCCCCGCGCATTCCGTTCATCGGGCCAAAAGGCGCTTTCGACAGCGATATCGAACGCTGGCAGACGGCGAATACGCGCAGCCATGCGTTCCTCGAATACGATCCTGTTCCTTCCGCCGGCAACGTTCCTCCGCAGCGCCAGCCGCTTGACGTTGGCGTGGCGGCAGGCGCCTTGCAGGAAGCATTGAACGCATCGGACGACATGAAGGCGATCATCGGCATGTATGATGCTTCCCTGGGGGCGCGGTCGAACGAAACCAGCGGCAAGGCGATCCTCGCGCGGCAAAGGGAGGGCGATGTTTCGACCTTCCATTTCATCGACAACCTCGCGCGGGCCATCCGGCATACGGGCCGTATCCTGATCGACCTGATACCGCATGTCTACAGCGCCGAGCGGATCGTGCGCGTGATCGGCGAAGACGGAACGCAGGAGGCCAAGCAGGTCAACGCGCCGTATCAGGTGCGCGATCCGAAGACGGGCCAGCCGATGCAGCAGCCGGCCATGGGGCAGGATGGACAGCCCCTTCAAGACCCGAACGGCAACCCGATCATGAAAACGGTGACGGCGCTGCATGACCTGACCGTGGGCAAGTACGACCTGACCGTGACGACCGGCCCGAGCTACACGACGCAGCGCGAGGAGGCGGCGGCGCAGATGACGGATATGATTCGCGCCTTTCCGCAGGCGGCCCCTATCATCGGGCCGGAACTGGCGAAGAATCTCGATTGGCCGGGCGCCGACAAAATCGCGGAGAAGATGGAGAAGGTCGCGGAGGGCCAGCTTCCGCCGGAAGTGCAGAAGCAGATCGAACAAGGCAAGCAGAAATTGCAGCAGCTCGCCGAGGAGAACCAGAACCTCAAGTCCGACCAGCAGGCGAGCGCGATGAAGTTGCAGGCCGACCAGCAGCAGGCGGCGGCCAAGATCGAGGCGGACAAGCAGATCGCGGTCATGAAGATACAGGCCGAAATGGAGATCGAGCGCATCAAGATCGACGCGCAGAAGGAAATCGAGGCTTACAAGGCGCAGTTGAACGCGGCGACAATGGCGTCAAGGCCGATTGTGCGCCCATCCACGGAGGCAGGACATGGCTAACGAAGTCCAGACGGGCACGGCCCGCAGCGCGTTCGACGTGACGCCCAGCGACACGAAAATCATCTTCGCCCGCGCGCTGTATATCGGTACAGGCGGCGACGTGGCGGTTACGATGGAGGGCGGCCAGTCCGTGACATTCAAGAATGTCCTGGCGGGGACGATCCTCCCGGTAATCGTCCAGAAGGTCGCTTCTGCGACTACGGCGGACGATATTGTCGGTCTGACCTACTGACATGCAGCTTTTGTCGCTTTCGGCCGATCTTGGGTTTGGCCTAGGGCTTCGGTCGCTTGACCCGGCCTTGGCCTTGCTCGGAACGAACGCGGAAGGGTTTGCCATTGATGGCCCAAGTTTGAGGGCGGTGGTCAGATCGCCCGGTCTTAACTGGTCCGGCAACATCAATGACCTGCTGACCTACGCCAGCCCGTCAACGAAGTGGATTGTCAACAAGGCCGGTGTCCTTGAAAGCGGGACGGCGCTGCGGTGCGAGTACGATCCCGCGACCGGCGCTCCACTCGGTGTCCGCGTCGAGCAGCAAGCGACGAATCTCGCCAGTTATTCGGACGACTTCACGAACGCAGTGTGGCCCGTAAGCACCGCCACGAAGGTAGGCGGGCAACCGGCCCCTGACGGGTCGACCAATGCTGTGAACATTGTCATGCCGTCGCCTGTGTCGAGCGTGTGGCGCCGCGGCATCAGCGGAGCCGGAAAGGCTGGAGGCAACGCGGTCGCGTTCTGGGTCAAGTCCACCGACAATTGGACTTGGCCCTTCATGCTTCGCAACGACACGACCGGGACGAATTTTGCGCAGGGTCTGATCAATCTTTCAACCGGTGCAGCAACAGGCGCGTGGACGGTGGAGCCGTACCCGGACGGCTGGTATCGTATTTCGTTCGCGCAAGCGACAGGCATCAGCGCCGGCGACACGATCTCCTTTTATTATGGCTACACAGGCGGCGCCACCCCTCCTGTCGGAACGGCGTTGAGGATATGGGGCGCTGACCTGTTCAATGTGCCTTCGGTGTCTTCACACATCTCGACCACGACCGCAGCCGTCACCCGCGCAGCAGACGACATCACCCTGCCGCTGGATGCGTTCCCGTGGAACGACGGTTCCGGCACGCTCAAGCTCAACGGGGCGACAGTCTCGCCGATCCTCAATGGCGCCGAGGATGCGCTCGACATAGCGGCGCTCGCCGCTGCGGCAGGCGCCACGCACGTCAAGACGCTTACATGGGTGCCAGCATGATCCTCGAATACCTGTCCTGGTCGCCCGACCGCGCAACCTTCGCCGCCACCATGTCGGCCCTCACGAATCCGGTCACTGGCGAGCCGCTGGCCTCGGTCCAGCCCGAGACCGGCATCCTCGCGCCGTCTGACTGGGTGCGCATCGACGAGATCGGCCCGGTGGTGAAGGTTGACGCGGTCTATGACGACGAGGGCAACGAGATCACGCCTGCCGAGATGGTCGAGGGCCACCACGTCAATCTGGTCGCCTACGGCGCGCTGGCGGACATGCTGGACGCAGGCGGCGGCTGGGCGGGGATATTCGCCCTGCTCGGCCACATGGAGGAGGTTCCGCCAGTAGACGGCGTTCCGGCGGCGTGGGTCGGCACCAGCGGCATGAAGATCTACGAGGCCGGCGCGGTTACCCATCGCGCGCGGGTGTGGGCATGACACTAATTCCGAGCAATCGGTAATCGTACGCGCCACGTGACGGCGCACAGCACCAATCCAACTCGAAAGGAAGTGCGCACATGGACGGCGAACAGGAAGCCATTGCCGAAGTAGAACCGGGAACCCCGGCAATCGAAACGGAAATGGAGGCTGATGAGCCTGAAAACCTCGATGAAACCGGCGACGAGCCGGAAATCAAGGATCAGCCCGAACCGGAAGAAGACCTTGAGGAATTCGACTGGAACGGGAAGAAGGTGAAGGCACCGAAGGGCCTGAAAGATGGCCTGATGATGCAGGCCGATTACACCAAGAAGACGCAGGAAGTAGCCAATACTCGCAAGGAACTGGAAGCTCGCGCCCAGCGGCTCGACCAGCAATTCTCCGCGAGTGAGGAATACCTCGATGCGCGCGCCGATCTTCGCGGCGTGACCAAGGAGTTGGAGCGGTTCAAGGATTACGACTGGTCAACATACCAGCAGCATCGCTTGACCGATCCGCTCGGCGCGGATGAGGCGTGGAACTACGCGCAGCATCTTCGCAA